AGTTCTGCGTGCCGCTTAGTCCGGGCAGCGGGACCATATCTCTAAACTGGTCATCAGTATCAAGGCCTGTCCCGTCGCCCCGAGACTCAAGGGTTACCACGGTATACTCTTTAGATGCAGCTAGCTTGCTAACCGCAATCATTGCCCCGTTCTTAATGTCAGTGTTATCTATGCCAGCATTAAACTTGTTGGTAATTGTCGTAAAATTACCTTCTAGTTCAGACTTCTGAATCGTGCTCGATAAAGATGTGGTCAATGAAATCGTCATGCTATCCTCTTAAATCACGTCAGCGCCAACGCTAGACAAATAAACCACCCATGGAAAATATCTACTGTAGTGCTTCGTTAAAGATGACTGAGCAATAGATCCTGGCAAAGTGTTGTGTGTCCCATCTAATACTACCGCATTAATTGGAATAACTCGATGGTTTGTATTGGTATCCGAAACCACCCCCACCGAATTGCTTGAGACATAAACCCCCATGAAATAATGTACATAGGGAAGCAGCGTAAGTGTTTGATTTAGCTCAAGCTCTTTGACCCCTGTCGATGAACCTGAAAACAAAACCTCCGATGACGGAACCTTTAAAAACTGCTTACCCTTAACCGTGCTTGAATCGTATTGATATATCGCCACACGCACAAGGCTTCCCGCGTGAGCTGTGGTAATTCGCAACCTCGCCGCCGTTGCCTTCAGAGACCTTGTTAGTCTTGGAAGGGGAAGCATCCGAAGCTCTTGTCCATACCCTGTGGCCGCAGAGATATCTGCACCAAGCATGCTCATTGGGGTAATAAGCCACTCATCTTCTTCGGGTATCTCCCTAGCTCGTCGATCAAACGACTCAGCCTGAGCGATGCTTGCGTCTGGCCCTGTTCGGTAGCCTCTTCCAAATGGTAACTCTGGCATAACTACCTCTTCAGCTCACCGGCAAATGCCACATCAATACCGGCAATTGTCATCGGTGTGTTGTATGCAGAGTTTGAAACCTTTACTTGAAACCAATCGGCCTGTTTTCTAAACGCAATACGCCTAGCTCTTCTTCTTTTCTTAACGTACTTGTCGGTGCCACTGACAGCTGTCCCGTAAACAGCCTCCGACGAATCGGTCATAATAATTGACCCGGTGTCAGCACCGTCATTGTCATCGTTAGCAATAGCCTCTACCGAAACTGTACCCATTGTGTTGTTGCCAAGGACTTCTATTTGTCGAAGCGTTCTTCTGGCGTTGGTATTTTCCCCGAGTCTTTGACTTACGATGTGGCTAGGGATAGCTGCCCCGTAATCATGGCCACTGTCGTCCATCCTAAAAACAGACTGATAGCTGTCCATAAAGTAGAGAGCCTCGTTATCGAACCCGTCTTCATCAACAAGCCAATATTGGGCAGGTATATCCCACTCCCACCAAGCATCATTCTTGTAATCGTACACAAGGGTCTTGTTGTTGTAGAATGACCCGTCAACAGCTACGGACAACAGATATAGGCTCTTTGTCTTCCAGTGAGCAGAGCAGGCAATATCTCTTCTACCTGCCGTTATTGAATTAATCGTGTCAGTTATTCGGTCGGACATCTTCTTGATGTTCGGAGTTCCGTCAAAGGCGTAAACTCCATCTTCTCCGAGAAATAAAAGATTTCCCCTGACCTGTTGAACGCTTGAGTTGCTAACACACCCGACACCAGAAACAACTTTGATTGGGCTATAGTGCTCAACAAGCGTTGCCGAGTTTGGGCCGGTGTTCATCATCTGCCACACAGAGTCGCTTTTAAATACAACCATATGCTCACCGTATGGAGACATTCCTGTTATGGGACTGTTGTCATCTTCCATAAGCGGTTCTGCTGACAGAACAGGCCAGACCGTATGGAATGGCGCAGCCGCTGTCCACCTCACCTCGTAAGGCAGGCCTTTTATGCCTGAGCACCAAAGCCTTCCCTTAAAGAAAGATATAAACCTAGCTTCTGGAAATTCTTTTAGCTGTATAACTAGCTCAGGGTCATACGGCGCATTAGGCCCTACTGCAAAATCCCGTGATTCTACCTTTGCTTCAGACGACCCAGTGTTAACATGAAGCCTCCCAACCTTGTCGCCCGTGGAAACAAACGCTTCTCCATACTGAGGGACAACGGCAATTGACCCACGCCCATCTTCATGAGGGGCGCCGAGAGAACCGGATGAGCTGATGGCAGAAAGAGTAAGGGTTTCACCGGAATGAATTTCTGCGTAGTTCTTAGTGGTGAAGTAAATGTATCGCTTTGTGGTTGGAAACTGAGCAGCAAACAACCCACGGGTTGGGTCCTTTATTCCGCCCCCGTCTCTCTGTGTTGCCACCCATGCGGTGCCCGATACGTTGTTGATTGTCACGGTTGAATCAAGAGCATCTAAAAGCGTAAAGCGTATAAAGTACTTTGTTTGACTTGATACCGTTGTTGTGCCCCAGTCAGCAGGCGACACAAAGTGAAACACACTTAGTGCATTTGCTAAATGGTTGCCTGCATCGTCACCGCCAAAAGCTGTCTTTTCATTTACCCTTAAATACTTCCAGTCGCTGTCTTGCGTGCTGTAGTACTCTGCCTTGTAGTCAACTGAGTTTGAATTTGTTGCAGTTAGCTGGACACCAATACCCATAACCTTCTTAAGGGAGTTGTCAGTGTACAGGTCTTCGATTTCATCAAACCCAATGTACCAGTATCGGTTAGCCGCTAAGCTGTTCAGGCTTAGAGTCTGGCCTTCTGTTGCCACAGTATAGCTTGATCCATCGTACTTAATGAACACTTGTGACTGGGATGTAATTGACGTTGAAGATACCGGCATAGATGTTACACCGGTAAAGCCTGGCCTTTGCTCAATTGCTCCATTTGGAGCCCATACGTTAAGGGCCTCGGCGCACTCTTCCAGGCTAGCAAGATCTCTTTGCTGGTTGATGCCCTTGTTGCACTTGAGCACCAAGTGCTGATACTCCCGACGACCCATGTACGAACTCCTTAGGCACTAGCTGATGCCTCTGGTGGTTTCTTCTTTCTGGTTCTCTTACGCTTAACTTCTTCGGTAGACTTCCTGATAAGGTCAGCCGCAAAATCTTCCTCTACAGGTTTCACTTCTTTTTGTCCGTGAACAAACTCAAGAAACTGAGACTTAGTGGGAACCGAGTATTGCGGGTCCACTAGGCGGAAGTAGATTCTCTTCGTAATGAGATATTTTTCTTCTTCGATGTGTGCAGAAATCTCTTCTGGCTTTCTGTGCCCACGTTTCTTTGCCTCAGACACAACAGAGGATTCACTACGTCCCATCTCTGCGCCTGGGTCCATGAGCTTCAGGTATGCTCGCAAGTCATCCAGGCTCCAGTCATCAACGTTCTTTGGGTTTGGCTCAAATTCGGTTGGTGGCCGAGACTTAATTGAGCAGCCGCGACAATGAGGTTCAGACATGGCTTCCCGGTTAAGCCACCACTTGGCTTCATTTGCCGGCAATGCTCGACGCTTATAGGCAGGTATCTGAATAGTTTTCTTTGCAAGGTTCAGGGCCTCTAATGCTCCATCTTTTGCAATGTAAGACTTCATCCCCATGTCAAACTTGTTAGATAAGAGACGCGGTTCTTTTTTTGGATTGTCCACCTCGACCACTTGCCATCGACGATCAACAAACATCTTTGCCTTAATCTTGTCTGGAGCATCAGGGTTACCTGTAACGTTTGCCACCCAGATTAGGC